TTTTGATGCTGCCTTTTCTCCCCTACCTCTTCCGGAACCACTACCGCCCACAGGTGCTGGATGCACTGCTATCCCCTGCTCAACCAATTCTTTTTGAAAATCTGCATAGTCAGCCTGAACGTCTATTACAAACTGATCTATGTCATCTTCCTTTTGAGGAATGGCTCGCTTATTCCAATAATTACCGGGAATTTCTTTCAGTTTATCAGCAATGGCCTTTTGGATGGATGATTTTGTTTTTTCCCCTTCGAGCTGCTGCACTTTTTCAAGCAATACATTATTGCTTTTCATTAATGCTTTTGCCCAAGGTGGGGTGTCATCATCATCATCCTTTGGGTCACCACCGTCTTCCTGGTTGTGATTGGAATCTTTTTTTGTGGGATTTTGCTGTCCGGCAGTTTTTAATTTATTCTGCATGTTACGCATTGCATCATCTTGTTTTGCAATGTCTGCAAACGGATTGTAATCGTTGAACTCGTCCAGCTTTGCATCAATTTCATTTTCGTCTGTAACTTTCTTTTCAAGTATAGCCGCTATTGCGTCCAGCCTTGCTTTAGAAAGATTTACAGCCGGGAATTTTGCCTTAATTGAGGCGATAATCTTTTCCTTCATGTATAAGAGCTTTTTGTTTCAATCGTAAAACTGAAACAAAAATCATGAATGGAAATAAATTATGACGTGAAAAAAGATAGCAAACATTTTTTGCTAACAAATTGGCTACTCATGTTTAATACCGGGTAAAACAATATTATCCTGCTGTTGTTTCGTTTTCTTTTCTTCCTCCTGGTTTATTTTTTCTAATTCACTCTCCCAGTCTTCAACAAGAGGATTGATCTTTACTGCTGATTCTTTTGATATAATACCTGCATTAACAGCAGATACAATAGAAGTAATTTCACCTTGAATATCCTTTGGAAGAAAATAGGTAAACACCGGTTTTATATTAACCCTCTTACCTTGCTTCAATCTTGAATCGAGAATGGCCACGGCTGATTTTAAAAAATTAATACGCCTTGTAACACCTATGCCAAAAATTTCCTCCTTATCCGATGCCTTTAAATGGGCATCCATAAAAAATGTGCGCAGCGCTATGCCGGATAAAGCGCCGATAGATTTAAGGTTATCAAGGCTGATGTCTGGAGTGTGTGTATATTTTGCAATGGCCCTGTTTAGATTTTCATCTTCCATTTTTTTAGACTCCGGTAAAGAATCCCAGGTAAGGTATGATACATCTGCATCAGACCCTAATTCCAGTACCTTGCCTTGCTCTCCTTTTTTAGTAAATCCTTTCACATCTCCCTTTGCAAGTACAATAGGGCTGTCGAAATAATCATTGGTATCGGCATGATTGCTTACCTTCTTTTCTAACCGGTCAATAAGATTTTCTACATCCTGCCATTCAGGCGAAGGCTGGCTGTAATAAACTACAGGTATTTTTTTAAAGATATTTACAATGCCTGACCCTGAAACCTTTTCGTCACCTGTCTTCTGTATTTTAACCGGGGCCCAATCCCCCTGTCCTTCTTTTTGCAGGTAGTATATTTTATCGGCAGTGTAAACATCAAGCCTTTCAATATCTTTTTCCCTTCCATCTTCTTCATGTGTTTTAATAACATACCCTCTTCCAAAAGCAATCAAATCATTGAATTTGTCAAAAATTGGGTACAAAGCATCTCCCAATGACGGAGCCAGCAACCTTACCCTTAACTTATACTTTGATTTCATTGGCAAACCATCATAATAACCTTCCTCTGTTTCTACCGGGTACCACAATTCCGCACATTCAGTTTCACTCATTGTCATTTTTAGAATAGAACGGAAATTATACTCCATTTTATTATCGCTGTTGATTGCATTTATAATCGTGAGCATGTTTTTTTCTGCATCATTTTTAGCCGTACCATTCAACGCCGGTACACCCATAAAAGCGGCAGATAATTTTACTATGCGTTTTTGTTCAGGTATAGGTATCCTGGCAACCTGTACAATGGTATCTCCTTCCTGATCTTCCCCTTTCACTAATTTATCAGGCCGCTTGGCTTTATCCATTACATCATGGTTCTTTACTTCATATTTTTTAATAGACTCTTTATATGCATTTGTGCCGCAATAAGAATCCATGCAGCTTATCAGCTTTTGTATGTCGTTTCTTTCTATAAGAGAAATAATTACACTCAGTTCCATAAGTTTTTAGTTAATTGGTTTTTGTAAACATTGTATTGCCTTGTTGCATTTATCCATAAAATCAGCATCTTTTTTATATCTGAATTTCACTTCTGAAATTTGCCTTGACATTAAAGAAGATGGCTGCTGTAGTATGTCAGATAAAATCTTATTCAGCCTCCTTCGGTCGCCATAAAAGGATATAATAACACTGATAAAGATTTTTCTTATTTCGGTGAATCTTGATTTAAAAACGGGCCCTGTTAGTTCGCTATCTTTAATACCCATCATTTTGCAATACCTTTCAAACATAAACTGAATAGCCTCTTTCTGAATGCCTATATTTTCTTCCACCTGGTTAATTATTGATTGGGCTATATCAGGGTGCTTCGATACAACAACTCTGCCTATATTGGCTAAAATATTTTTTGAATAATTCATTACCTAAACCACCCCGCTTGTGAAGCAAGGTTATTTTTTCTTGATTTATATTTATTCCATTCTTCTTTTAAAAGCTCTATAATAAAGTAACGCTTGGCATCGCTGAAATGCCCATGAGTTTCATACATCTTACCGGTTAATGTGTTTTTTTCCTTTGGCTTTAACATTGTCCCATCCGGCGCCTGCTTTACGGTTAAGTAATCTTCAATACTCACCTTGCATGAATCGCTTATAGTTATATTGTATCCGTTGATACCAACTTCATATATCTCATTAATAAAGGCTGCACTCAGCGCTACTTCCGGGGCTGATTTTATGACCCTGTTTTGCATTTTAAACCTCGTTTTATTTAGCTCTTCAAAAAATTTATCATAAAAAGATTTACTATTTTCATCAACAGTAGATGCTTTCTTTGATGATGGGTCTCCATAAACGAATACAACATCATTGTGACCGACTCTAAAAAGCCAATCAATAAATTTTCTCGCCGCTTTAGGAGCATTATTGTCAGGGCTTTTGCAAGGTATTTCGTGAACCTGCCTGATGTTTTTCCCGAACACCTGCCAGGCGGACACGGTAACATACGGGTAACTATTATCATCAATAGATACATGAACGGGCCCATTTTCGTAAGCAATAGGCATCGCATGTTTGTCCGGCTCAAACTGTATCCAAAACTCACCGCCTGTTTTAAATATCCCTCTCTCTCCATTAGCGTAAACCCTGTAATTAATACTATTTCGCTGCCTATCCCTTTCAAAATCACGAATGGTTTCTGTGTCATAAAACCCACCCTTACCGGACGGGTGACCCACTACCCAAAAATTATCCCGATAGGTAACTTTTATATTAACCATATTTCCTATGCTGTTTATTCGCTTAAACGCAAATTCATGGTTCAAAGAACTGTACTTGCCAGGGCATCCTGGTATATATAAAGGCATCTCTGTCCATAACTCTGTATCTATCCATTCTGTATATAACCACAGATTAGCGCTCACCGGGTTCCAGTCTGTTATAAATTTCTGGTTCGGCCTGCCCCTTAACCTTTTCCTCATTTGGTCCCAATGCTTTAGTAAAGTTTGGTTCCATTCGTTCACATACACAATATCAAAATCTTCAATTCCTTTAATATTCTCTTCGTTATCCAACCCTTTAAAAACTATTCTCACTCCGGTTTTCCTAAATATTATTTCATCCTGTTGGAATACAAAATAATTAGTAAGGTGCATTTTCTCAATTGCCGACCTGAAGGAAGCGTAAGTTGTATCTTCGATATGCACATGAAAGCGTCTGAATACTACTGCGTTCCTTTTTGCAGACAAACAATAAAAAACTATTCCCTGGCATATTGAAAATGTTTTTGACGCTGATGATCCTCCTTCTATGTGTATGAACCTTATGGACTGGTTGAATAACAGGTCCACCACATGCCAATACAGCGGGTTGAATATCCTTGGATTGAACCGTATCATTAATCATCATCTTCTTTTCCATATCCCAACAAAATATCTTTTCCATCTAAATCAGTAAAGCCATGCTCCTGCTTATCCCTCCAGTTATGCTTTTGCCTGTTTTTTAGCCAAAAGATTGCGGCAGTTGTATCAGGCGGGTAGTGCTTTCGTATCTTGGTTTTAACAATTCTCCCATTCACTACTTTAATATCAAAATCATCATGGCTATATCCTACAGCTCTTTGGTATAAAGAAGCCGATACTTCCGCATCGGCCATTTGTTTCCCTTCTTTAAGGGCTGTATTAAACTCAACATATAATTTTTTAAATTCATTCAATGTTTTTACACTCACATCAATAGCTTTAGCAATTTCTTCATCCTTGGCGCCGAGCAGGCACATCTGGTAGGCAATTTTGGAGAATTCCTTTTTGAATTTTGTCGGCCGGCCGCCGCCTTTATTCCCTTTAGCGTTTTTGTTTCCCATTGGAGCTGGCATGATACAAAAGTAATAATTATTATTACTTTTAAAAAAAATAAAATAGTAATGTGAAGTTTGTCATTTTATCCGAAGACGGAAACTTTTACAATATGTTGAAGGTATTTTACAGAAAAAATAAAAAAACTTTAAAATGAAAGCAACTTTTTGTATATTTGTGCGTATTTAATAATATATGCTGAAGTCATTTAAATATAGAATCAATCCAACAGAGGTACAATCTGAACTTATCAATAAACATATTGGTAGTTCAAGATTTGTATATAACCTTGCGTTAGAGACTAAAACAATGGCTTACGCTGGTAATCAAATTAACCTCTCTTGTTTTGACTTAATCAAACAATTACCTGATTTAAAGAAAGAATGCACTTGGTTGAAAGAAATTAATTCTCAATCATTACAAGCACCAATAAGGAATTTGGATAACGCATTCACAAGGTTTTACAAAGGACAAGGTAACTTCCCTAAATACAAATCAAAGAAGAAGGGTAAACAATCATTTCATATTCCACAAAATGTAATTGTTGAGAATGGTAAGTTAATCATCCCTAAATTCAAAGAAGGTATTAATATTGTATTACATAGAGAAACTAAAGGTGTAATTAAATCTGCAACAATATCAAGAACACCGACTGGTAATTACTTTGTTTCAATTCTATGTGATACTGGTGAAGATTGTAAGACTAAATCGAAAATCAAAAAAGAAACAACAATAGGAGTAGATTTAGGAATTAAAGACTTCTTAATCACTTCTGATGGCGAAGTAACTGATAACCCAAAGTATTTGCGTGAAGCTGAATCAAAATTGAAGTATGTTCAACGTAAATATTCAAAGTACAAAGGAAAACGAACAAAAAATAGATTAGCAAAGTTACACGAAAAAGTAGCAAATCAACGTAAAGACTTTTTACATAAAGAATCTTTTAAATTAGTTAGTGAGAATCAAACAATAGCTATTGAAGATTTGAACGTAAAAGGTATGATGAAAAATCATTGTTTAGCTAAGTCAATATCTGATGTAGGTTGGTCAATGTTTACAACAATGTTGGAGTACAAGTGTGAATGGTATGGAGTAAACCTATTGAAGATAGGTAGATTTGAACCATCATCAAAAACTTGTTCTAACTGTGGAGCTGTAAACAAAGAACTAACTCTAAAAGATAGAGAGTGGACTTGTGTTAAGTGTAATACTGAACACGATAGAGACGTTAATGCTGCTGTGAATATTAAGAACTTCGCATTAAGGAATTATGTATCTGGGACGGATA